TTCATTGCCACCAACTCATTAGGGCTACGTTTGATATACGGGAAAGGCACACTAATCAATTCAGAGAACTGTTTGGCCGCTCCATCCGTAAGTCTAGCCCTATCACCATTAATCTTAAATACGTTCTTGCTTTCAACTGCCAAATCGCTAAAAGTGAAGGGTACAATTTCAGTATCTTTCATCTTTTCAGCAACAGCGCTTTTTGCTTCATCTAAAGTTATTAAATTACTCATTTTTTCTCCATTCCGTTGTCATTGACAACTTTCTTTATATATATTTTACCACATAGGTGTGACATAGCGCGGACCAAACCCATATTTCTAAAAAAAACTTTACGAATACGCATGTGCTCCACTTTCCTTAAAGCCTAAAGGCGATACGGGCACAAATTCGGCATTTTCCCTAAATTCATGCAACTTCCTCGCCCCAACATAAGACATAGAGCTTTGTAAACCATTAGAAATAGAAGTCATAACAGAACCAACGTCAGTATCACAAACAATCCAACCTTCTGCACCCTCAACATACCTCGAGCCGGCAGCAGCAGAAGCCATACCACGATATTGCTTCAATTTCACCCCATCAACCTCTTTGACATGACCTGGAGCTTCAACACAACCAGCCAGCATCCCACCAACCATAACAGCATGAGCACCGGCGGCCAAAGCCTTAGCAATATCCCCAGGATTCTTAATTCCGCCATCAGCGATAATCTGAACGCCCGAATAGTCAGACATTGCATCAGAACACTCCATAACAGCAGATAATTGAGGAACACCAACCCCAGTTTGCAATCTAGTCGTACAAGCAGCCCCGGGACCAATACCAACCTTAATTATGTCAGCCCCAGCGTCAGCCAAGAACCTAGCACCATTAGCAGTAGCGACATTTCCCGCCACCAACGTACATTCATACCCATTCTCGTCAATAAGCCCTCTCAAGCCCTCTACGACGCTCTGAACACGCTTAGAATGGCCATGAGCCACATCAACGACGATCATATTCGCCCCATGAAGCATAAAATAGCGTGCGACCTTCAAAGGTAGCTCATTAATGCCCAAAGCAATACCACACCAACCAAATTCGGCAGCATCAACAAATTGATCCCTACGTTGACGAACTGTCAAATTTCGATGCAAAACACCGATACCGCCATGCTTATACATAGCCTTACACATCTCCGCTTCACACACAGTGTCCATATTAGCCGCAATCACAGGCACATCCAAAAATATGCCCCCACTACCAGCCAACAAAATCGAAGTATCGCAATCCTGACGAGAACTGATATCAGAATAACCTGGAGAAATCAAAACATCATCATAAGATAAAAAAACGTCACTCATACCTTAAACCTTTCCTATAAATAGCGCGATCCAACCAAAGCGCAATTGCTAAAGCAGACATAACGCAACCAATACCAATAATAGCCAACCAAATGGCATGAAACACCAATTTCATCACTTAACCTTCCTTACAACAGAATCTTTCTTACCACAATGAGGACAAGTCAGATTTTGTTGCATATACAACGGCAACCCAACCTCCCCAGAAGCATAAGACCACCAATTCTTACAATCAGAACACGTAAAATGATAAATCCACTCAATATCGAACCTATGAGACATCCGGTCTCCGTCTCATTGACTTACACTTCTTACACTCATCCCACAACCACTGATCAGGCGTCTCAACAGCAACCCAAACGTGAGGAACCAGTTTATAACCATCCTTCTTACTAAAAGTCCAACAACTATCACTTCTCATTCAAATCAATCCTCAAATATAAAACGCCATCATCCAAATCGCCTTCAGCCTCAGACAACATCTTATAATCTTGAAAATCAATATTACGCTGAGCAATCCACTGCTTACGCATATCACCCTCCAAAGGAGGCATACGACTATTCTTCCGAATAGCGTCAGCGCGCTCCCCAAACCTAGCAATTATTTCATCAACAAAAACAACCTTAGGGTCCTTCATCTCTAAACCTTTCACAATCATCAATTAAATCCTTCAAATCCGACTTAGAATCAAGCATAGACATCCTTATCTTCGCACCATCAGCAGGCAAAGACCTAAGCCTCTCCAACTCCAACCTAAAAAACTCCTGCCTCTCAAAACTAATCAACGTACATTCACCACAAGGATAACGCAAATACCCATCACAACCACCCTCACACTCATACACGCCACCATCATCAGTAAAAGCATTCCCATCAACAAACTTATACGGCAACATCCAACAATCCTAACAACGATAAATAAGCCACAGCAGCTTGCTGAGGCACCACACCATTACCCAACAACTTCAACTTGTGAGTTCGAGCCATCTCCAAATCATCAACCCAACCAGGAGGCAACCCCATCATCCACTCAACAAACGAAACAGACAAACGAGAACTAGGCTCCCCAGTCTTAGTCTTAGACGGCTCAGACGGCAAAGGCGCAAACCTACCCAACATATACTCCCAACGCCTTACAGCGTCTCCGTACTGTCCCCAATCACATGCTGCTCTATCGCCCCATGCAGACACGTATCGTCGTTCCTCTGATTCCTGCCCTTGTGATCCCGACTCGTCGGAGTCGGCAACAGATTCTGCAACTCCGACGCCACACAATCCGACAACTCCCTCTGACGACCCGGCGTCCTCCACCTCTCCGCATCCCCCTCCGACCGACTCGGACGACTGCCCAACCACGCTGTCGGAGTCGGCAGAAGCGACACCGCCGTCCTCAAATCCTGACCGCCCTCTCCCCGCTTCCCCGGACCATTCGTATCCGACGTTCGCGGAGTCGGTAACAGATGAGGCAGATCCCACAGATTGAACCCGTGACCATCCGCCGTCACATCCGGCGTCCCCCCATGCTTCGCTGCCTGAGCAGTCGGAGTCGGCAACATCTTCACCGCCATCGGCAAAGACAGACCGAACCCATTCCCGTTCTTCGCCTTCTCCTTCGCCAAACGCCTCCGCTCCAAATAATCCTTCACGCTGTCCTCGTCGTTCCGAATCAAATGAGCCACCGTCGGAGTCGGAAACAAATCCCTTACTACGTTTTTCGGACTCACTGGAGGGGATGAGGTTTTCGATGAGTTCTCTTGACTTGAAGAAGAAAGATTCAGACTCATCTGACCCATGCTTGAGCCATCCGTTTCCCCTGTAGGCGATGCAGAACCATCTGTTTCTTCTATGGGGTGCTCCACATGCGTGATCTGCTCGCATATTCGTCCATCTTGCATCGTACCCACCCTTGGCCAAACTAGCGAGGACTTGCCCGAAGGCGTTACCTTCGTTGGTGGTGTATATTCCAAGAACATTTTCCAAGAAGAGCCATCTGGCTCCTGCTGCATTTGCGACTCTGACAACATCATCAATCAACCATCTTTCATCGTTTATTCCACGCTGACTGCCTGCATGTGAAACTGGCTGGCACGGAAATCCAGCAATACACACATCGACAGCAGGAGGATCCTGTATTTTAGTTATATCTCCTAGGTTTTCGACACCGAATCGTTCTTCGAGCACAACCGATGCCCATTTATCGCTTTCGGCAACCCATTCAAGTTGCATGTTGAAACCGGCATATGAAAGGCCAAGTTCAAGCCCTCCATAGCCAGCGCACATGGCACCAACCTTAAGTTTATCCATGTCATCTCTCTATCTCTACTAGAGTTCCATCTTCAACATCATCAAACACTATATCATGGCCAGCATCTTTGGCTGCCTGGGTCAGTGTTTCTTTGTCATATCCGTACAACTTAGTAAAATGAACACGATAGTTGAACCATCCTTCAGCAGACATCCAAAACTTAGGATCTGTTTTCTGATACAATTCACCTAACTGCTCATCTGGCAGCAGGAATGACAGGACACCTAATGGCATATAAATGACCATATCATAGTTATCTCCTGCATCCTTACTGGCAGCATATTTCTGCATCATACTCTGAAATGACTTAATAGCCTCTTCAATCGGAGCGCCAGAGTAGTAATCTATATGCCCATGCTCATTACGCTCTCTTGGGCAATAATCATCAACATGAGTTACTGTCCCAAAGGCACGACACACCATTGGGCGATACCCATATATGGTGCATCCATTATCATAGAAAGCACAGAATCTAGTTGTTTTCCCATCGTCTGTCCAGTCCTCATCGTACATTGCATCTACCAGTCTATCGACAGTAGCATTCATAAACTTATCAGCAAGCTCTTTACCCTTATCTTCCATAATCCGATAATACTCTTGTCTGATATTATAGGCAATATTCGCACACTCAAACATGTGAATGCGTAAGCCTATCTTGCAACAACGACCAGAACCCTTACACGCAAACTTAGTTGTATTCTGCTCTGCCTCTACAAACCTCAATTGGTTGTAAACCATATCTAACTGCCCAAACAGGGCTATGTCAGAAGAATCAACGCTATGTCTCATCTTCGATGTGCTCATCTTTTACGTCCTTTCTGCATTGCTTTGCGTCTATTTTCCATTTCTACACGTTGTCTACGCTTATATTTTTCAACCTCTGATTGCATTTTAGACTTAGGACGCTTCATGGAAGTGCTAGACAAGTTTCTACCCTTACCTCTAAACTTCAAAAGATCGAATTTCTTAACCCAATTGTATAAAGCCTGAGGGGAGATTGTGATGTTATGACTCTGATCTAATCTCTTCGCAATGTCTGATAGGTTCATACGTTTTTTAACATAATGCTCGTACAGCCATCCTTTATCTTTATACGGTTCTAATGCCATAAGTCATCCCTCGTCAGATTGTACCACACCCCGATGGCCAGAGCGTCGATTTCGTCGGAATCGTACAATGAATCTTCAAATTCTTTTCCGTACTTATCGCACATCAACTTCCTGACCCTGGACTTCCTCTGTTTAGCAGCCCATTTCTTTGCCTCAGTAGGCCCCCATTGAGATTCCCACTTCTCCTTCTCTGCCTTACTTACTTTCTTGTAGCCAATCTTGCTTTTCCAAACAATCGGATTTGCCTCGATTACAAAAGGACAACTAACTGCAAGTATCCCCATAGTATGGCCAATCACATAAGATATCAATTTACTAGTTTTAAAATTTTGAATAAAAACGGCTTCCTCAATAACTGCAACATCTGGTTTATACAATTCAATCAATTCAGGTAAAGCACAACCAATAATACAAAGCTTCTCTTTGAAATCCGATACGCCTGACAGATCAATATGCCCAATCTTAACCACTTCATCATCCGTATACATTATAGCATAAGCTAAAGATCTGGTAGACGGGTCTATAGATATTATTGTCTGTCTCTTAAGCGCACCTAGCGATTTCATAAAGACATCTCCCTACGCAACATTTCTTCGTCCCATCCCCAACCAACCAAGCGCATTATATAACGCTCTCTTTTACAACTTTCACAAATTGATTCTTTATTATACTTAGACAATACAGTGTTGCACTCTCTATTGAAACCATTGCAAATTCTTTTCTTGCTAAAAGCTTCCTTATTCTCATGGTATCTCCTTAGGATTTTTGCATTTGTTACAAATCTCCTACACTCAGTTGAACAATATATAGCATTATATACTTTAGGCATAAACTCTGCTTCACATTTTTCGTTTGCACAGTTTCTAAATTTTTTGTCCAACATCCGTATCAGCCCAACAGAAATCTCTAGCATTGCAATATAAGCATTGCTGAGAGCTTGCGCTTTTATACGGACGAACCGGCAGCGTGTCTTCAAGAAATGCCTTATATGTTTTCCTATACTTTTTGAATAATTTTTCTATAAATTCGTCATCACGTTTTATGTAAATAGGCAAAATTTCTTGATTGTTTTTGTTCTCGTAAATTACAAAACCGCTAGGCAAATCCAGGCAATGCATGTATATCTGAGCCTGCCTAATATGATCATCCTTTGGTTTGTTATAAGTTCTCCTGTAAGCAAAGCCAGCATCCGATATTGATTTAAGTTCAATAAGTTTCTTTCCATCAAAATTAATAATACCATCAGCAGTTCCACTAATGGGAGGATCATCCAATGTAACAGGTATCTCTTCTGAATCTAAGATACCCATCTCTCTAAGATAAGAATATATACGCTCATGAACAGCATGACCATTGTCAAATATTCTATGTGTCTGAGGGGCAAAAGAGTTCTCAACCTCAACGCCTCTAAACAAATACACCCAGTATCTAGCACACTGATTAGTGTAACTAGGATGGAATCCATCGACACGTTTTAATTCTGTTTTATTCCTTGTACCTAAATGATCATCAATCGATTTTAATAATCTTTCCGATATGTCATCAGAATCGACTTCCACAACAGCCTCTTTTGCAGGCTCAGCAGCCGGCTTTACACGCAACTTATCAAGACTCTTCATTGATTCATGCCCCCTTTGGCACTCAATTTCAACGTATTAATGTTCTCTTCCAATGCTTGATACAGAGTTTTCCATATGTCATTTCTCAACTTATCCGTTTCTGTCATGCGAGAAGACCGTCTTTTGTAGGCCTGAGACTTGACAATCATTTGCGTTCTATACGCTGCTAATATTGTAGCACATTTAGAAGCTTGCATTCCCAAATAATCGTTGGGATTCTCAATAATATCGCCAACAACTCTCATTACCGCTATAAATTCTTCGGCCTCATCTCCCATAGCATCTCTGATGTAATCAACATCAACTACTATATCATTCATAATCGCTACCTTTCAATAATTCTCTAAATAATGACCATTCTATTATAGCAACTTTTGTGTCGCTATCGTCTCCCAAGACAACAGAGATACAAGGATGCCTATATTGAGAATTCCAGGCATCTTTACGCATCTTTCTCCAAGCCTCTCTTGTAAGAGTGAACGTTTTCCCGTTGTGTTTATAATCAACAAGAAACTTTCCCAACTTAGCATCGCCTTTCAGCATTCCACGTCCAGAGTTCTTTACCCCTTGAGCGCCATCTTTCTTGATCTCTTCTTTCTCAGTACGCTTAGGCATTCATTAACTCTTTCAATTTCATCTTATCCTCTGACGACAGGTCTATAGCGCCTAATCCGTTCCACTTCTTATCCTCAAAGTTGAACCACGCTCCCCTTCTCTCAATATGACCACTCTCTACAGCGGTATCAATGAGCTCCCTGTCATAATCTATCGTCCCTTCTTGAGGAAGGATGTAATAATGCCCAGACGAACCAATGGAAGGAATCTGCTTAGTCTTATCAATAGTCCAAACAACCTTCTGACTGGTAATCATCTTTGAATCGTCCCTCTCCATCTCTTTCGCTGAATAAGAAAGAAACAGCCGAACGATGTTATGCATATTGTGATGAACCGAATTGCCCATTTTTGCTTTGAGTTGTGCATACAGACCACTCAAATCAACAGTCTGGTGTGCTATAAACAACATTATATTTCTTTCTTTGTGCAAATGATGCACCAGTTTCTGCAAGAAGTAGCCCTGGGATCTAGCCTGCAGCCCCAATGCTTTACCACCCTCTACCTTGGCATAAAACTCTTCTTTAATAATGTTACTTAATGAATCAAACAGAAAAATATGCTTCTCAACAGGATGCTCGAGGTATCCAATCAAATTCTTAATCAGATCTTCAACAACAGTTCCCTGCATCAAAACAATATCACTCGTATCAATACCACACTTTTCAGCATACTCATCATTATACGAATATTCAGAATCAACAACAACCGGCCTGTAGCCCATCTTCTGGGCATTTGCCATAACATGATATGCCATAGTTGTCTTTCCCGCTGACGGAGTTCCCCACAACAAATGGGTAGCGCCAGTATAAAAACCACCACCCAAAGCACGATTAAGTCCCATGCTTGGTGTTGGGATTACTTCTCTTTGAGGGACCTTATCGCCCCTTCTTTTATCAATTACTAACATTTATATTCTTCCTTTCAATATAATCTTCGATCTTAATCATAGAATTGGGGGTACTTAACTTATACCCATCCAGTTTTGCAATTCTAGTTCTCCTGTCAGAGATAGCCTCAAGCTTTGCAGCATACCACTGATCATTACTTAACATTGTGGCAAAAACATTATACAGATTTGGGAAAATTACAATTTTTGACATTGAATCACCATCCCAACAATACATATTAGCCATCTTTGTACCCTTAGAAGTCTTAAACACCCTGTAGTCAAAGCAATACATCAAAGACTTCTCATCACCAAATACACCCAATCCGTGATCATACAAATATTTGTTGTAATGCTCCTTACCTTTATTCATTAATTTTATGAAATTATGCAAGTCCGTATCCTTATATTCAAAGGCATCACAGTGCATATGTATACCTTTATCACCAACTAATGCATAAACATAATCTCTACTAGATATTTCACAATCTCTATCCGCAAATAATGTCAACGACCCTGTTTCATCTTCCAACTCGACCCTCATATTCCCAGGCCACTTCTTTGCAGCACGCACAACCCCTCTGACAATATGAAGCTCAGGATCCTTAGCATCAAAGTCTGCACAATTCTCAACGAAATCCGTGAAAGCATCATTGAACGTTTGCCTCACTGGCAGACCAAGTATTGGAAGATAATACTTTTCATGCTCATACTCAGATACATGATGTATCGACGCAAATGCGCCAACCTTATCCAAGTTCTCTACAATTGTTTTATTAACGGCACTCTTGCGACACTTTCCTGTAAATTCCTCGTAAGAAGAAAACGGACGTTTGCTTTTTATTTCCTCAATTGCTTTTTTCCCACAAGAAGAAACATTTGACAAACCAAATCTAATGCCATATCCATCAATATAGTCAGCGGTATCAATAGTAAAGTAATCATCAGACGTATTAACATCTGGAGGCATTATCTCTATACCCATTCTCTTCGCCTCAAGAATATAAGCCGTTATCTTCTCTTTATTATTCTCATTAGACAACATACTCCACATATATTCCAATGGATAATGATACTTCAACCACATTGTTTGATAAGTAAGCATAGAATACGCAACAGCATGTGATTTATTAAACATATATAAAGAAGACAACTCAAAGTCATTCCATACCTTTTGCGACACACTCTTGCTAAGTTTACCATTATTCAAGAACTTATCTTTGAACCTATCAAACTCCCTGATATCACGCTTTTTACCAATAATCTTACGAAGAGTATCTGCTTCCGACCACGAAAAGTCAGCAATCTCAACAGCTACAGCCATCAACTGTTCTTGGAATACAACTGTTCCATATGTATCTTTAAGAATAGGCTCAACTGATTCGTGAATATATTTTGGCTTAGCCGTTCCCTTCTTACATGCAATATACTCCTTGCCCTGCGACAACAAAGCGCCAGGTCTTACTAAAGCATT